AAGGGCACCGCTTTCTGGGTGGACGAGGAAGGCGCTATCCCAGAGTCCGACGACGCCTTCGGGCAGGTCTCCATCGGCGCCTACAAGCTGGCCACCATGATCAAGGTGTCTGAGGAACTCTTAAACGACAGCGTCTTCAACCTGGAAAGCTATATTGCAAGGGAGTTTGCCAGAAGGATCGGAGCCAAGGAAGAGGAAGCCTTCTTCATTGGGGACGGCATTGGCAAGCCTACCGGCATCTTCAACGCCACCGGCGGAGCACAGCTTGGCATTACGGCCGCTTCAGCAACGGCTATCACTATCGACGAGGTCATGGACCTTTTCTACAGCCTGAAATCCCCATACAGAAAAAATGCCATCTTCGTCATGAATGATGCGACTGTAAAGGCCATCAGAAAACTGAAGGACGGCAACGGACAGTACATCTGGCAGCCTTCCATCCAGGTAGGACAGCCTGATACCATCCTGAACAGGCCGGTAAAAACCTCTGCTTTTGTCCCTACCATCGCTGCCGGAGCCAAGTCCATCGCCTTCGGCGACTTCGGCTACTACTGGGTGGCTGACCGTCAGGGCAGATCCTTCCAGAGACTGAACGAACTCTTCGCTGCAACCGGACAGGTGGGCTTTAAGGCAACACAGAGGGTCGACGGAAAGCTGATCCTTCCCGAAGCCATCAAGGTCCTTCAGCAGAAAGCGTAGGTGACCGGATATGAGTAACGTAAAGAACTATACCGAGCAAGGCGGTGAAAAAACCGTCATCGGAGGAACACTTGAAATCGTGGAGGGAGGCCAGGTTGTTGGTCTGCCCTCCGCCCTCACTCCGGCTGCGTTCCAAGCCGACAGTACCGCCACAACCATTGCGGGGCTGGTCGTTGATTTCAACGCCCTGCTTGCCAAACTTAAGGCTGCAGGGCTGATGTCCGAAAGTTAATGAAAGGATGGTGGCAGTATGACCCTACTTGAAAAAGTTAAAGCCAATCTGATACTGGAACACTCTGCGGATGATGAACTGCTCGGTGCTTACCTTGCTGCCGCCATCCGCTATGCCGAAAGTTATCAGCATACTCCGGAGAATTATTATACCGACAGCCCCATGTCTAGAACTACGGAACTTGCCGTCATGATGCTGACCTCCCATTTTTATGAGTCAAGGGATGGCAGCACGGGCGGCTTTTTCGCGGACAATATTCAGGCGCCACAGCAGGTATGGAACACGGTTAATACGCTCTTGCGGCTTGACCGGGATTGGAAGGTGTAGAGATGAGCTATGGAAAAATGAATACCTTCATTGATCTCACTGCAAGGGTGACAGTTAAGGACATTGAAGGGTTCCGAGGAGTATCCGACCAAATCCTTGCGACCGTTCGTGCTTACCGGGAAGGCAGACATGGCAATGAGAAATGGGCTAATCGAGCGGTGTTCTCTGAAGCCACTGATCTGTTTCGGTTCCGCAAGATTCCAGGTGTGACCGTAACCTCCCAGATGCATATCATTTGCAGCGGTGGACGATTTGAAATCACATCAGTTGAGGATGTAAAAGGCCGCGGTATGTACATCGAGGTCCTTGCGAAGGAGGTGTCGCCCAGTGGCTAAAGCATCATTCAAACTCCCAGAGGACTTCCTGCTGAAGCTCTCAAAACTTGGGGAGCGGACAGACGAGATTATCCCGAAAGTCTTAGATGCCGGAGCCAAAGTGGTGGAAGCTAAGGTCAAAACCAATCTGCAGAGCGTCATCGGTAAAGGGACGAAGTCTGAAAGTCGAGCAACTGGCGAGCTCGTCTCATCTCTTGGTGTTTCTGAGGCAAGGCAGGATAAAAAAGGTAATTTCAACGTGAAGGTGGGTTTTTCAGAACCGCGTCGGGATGGCGAAACCAATGCCCTCATCGCAACGGTCCTGGAGTATGGCAAACAAGGTCAGCCCCCAAAGCCATTTTTAAAACCAGCTTACACATCCAGTAAGAACGCCTGCATTGCGGCGATGGAAACCACTTTTGAACAGGAGGTAGAGAATATTTGAGTATCCTAACTGAATTAAATGCCCTCCTTTCTCCATTGATTCCAATAGAGACTGGGGTTTTCTCGGATTCCCCACCCGATTTTTATGCGGTCCTCACTCCATTGACGGAGACCTATGACCTATTTACTGATGACAAGCCACGCCATGAAACCCAGGAAGTGCGGATTTCCCTTTTTGATCAGGGAAATTACCTTTCACTGAAAAACCAAATTACCAATACTCTGCTTCAGGCTGATTTCACAATCACTGACCGCAGATACCTTGGGCATGAAGATACAACCGGCTATCATCACTACGCCATTGACGTGGCAAAACACTATGAATTGGAGGAATAACTAAATGGCAACAATTGGATTAGATAAACTCTACTACGCCAAGATCACTGAAGATGCCAACGGTAATGAAACCTACGGCACCCCTTTGCAGCTGGCCAAAGCCATGACTGCTGAGCTTTCTGTAGAATTGGCCGAAGCAACGCTTTATGCAGATGACGGTCCGGCAGAAATCGTGAAGGAATTTAAAACCGGGACTCTGGCTCTTGGCATTGATGATATCGGTGTGGCAGCAGCCGAGGACCTTACCGGGGCAAAACTTGATGATAATCATGTGGTGGTCTCGGCCAGTGAAGATGGCGGGAGTCCTGTGGCTGTTGGGTTTCGTGCCAAGAAGGCCAATGGGAAGTACCGTTACTTCTGGCTCTACCGTGTGGTTTTCGGCATCCCAGCGACAAACCTTGCCACTAAGGGAGATGCCATCACCTTTTCTACGCCCACCATAGAGGGGACGGTGCTGCGCAGGAATAAGATCGATGCGAATAACAAACACCCCTGGAAATCAGAGGTCAATGAAGATGATCTTAATGTTCCGTCTGCAGTGATTACCGGTTGGTATAACGAAGTGTATGAACCTGTCTATGGGGTGACCCCGTAATGGAGGAATCAATGGATAACGAAAGAAGCGCAAGCATAATGATTGGCAACCAGGAGTATGAGATGCTTCTGACCACCAAGGCCACCAAAGAGATCGCCAAGCGCTATGGCGGACTCTCTAATTTAGGTGAAAAGCTCATGAAGAGCGAGAACTTTGAGATGGCCTTGGATGAGATCGTCTGGCTCATCACACTCCTGGCTAATCAATCTGTGCTGGTTTACAACCTGCAAAACAAAGATAAGAAAGAGCTCCTGACGGAAGAGACCGTGGAACTTTTGACTTCGCCCTTTGAACTGGCGGAGTATAAGAACGCCATCATGGATGCCATGTATCGAGGCACCAAGCGGCATGTCGAAAGTGAAGAGGAACCCTCAAAAAACGCACAGGTCGGGTAAGTGACGAAGAGTTATTTGCCCGACTGATCTTTTATGGGGTGACGCTTTTATCTAGAGGTGAAGATGAAGTTTGGCTCATGCCCATCGGACACCTCCTCGACCAGTGGGAGATCTATAAACAGTTTAACGGCCTGGCAAGGGCCAAGCGCGAGTATTTCATTGATGAGATCATCCCCAGCGGCATTTAAGGAGGTGGGAGAATGGCTGATAATTTCGGATTAAAGATTGGCGTCGAAGGCGAGAAAGAGTTCAAGAAATCTCTCTCTGAGATCAATCAATCCTTTAAAGTCCTGGGCTCAGAGATGAAACTCGTCGAGTCTGAGTTTGGCAAAAATGAAAGTAGCATCGAATCTCTCACCGCCAAGAATGAAGTCTTAAATAAACAGATTGACTCCCAGAGGGACAAGATCGAAACTCTGCGCAAAGCCCTGGAGAATGCCTCCGCCTCCTTTGGTGAGAATGATCGCCGAACTCAAAACTGGGCAGTCCAGCTCAATAATGCCCAGGCTGAATTAAATGGCATGGAGCGTGAGCTCAAAGGGAATGAAAAAGCCCTGGACCAAGTGGCCGATGAGTTTGATGATGCAGAAAAACAAGCCGATCAGTTTGGCGATGAGCTCGATAAAGCTGCGAAGGATGCGGATTCAGCAAAGGGTAAGTTTGAAAAATTAGGATCCGTCGTCAAAGGCATCGGAGTTGGGATGGGGGTTGCCTTTGCCGCTGTTGGAACGGCTGCGGTAGGTGCCGGAAAAGCCCTGGTGGATATGTCCGTTGAGGCAGCGGCCTTTGCCGATGAGATGATCACCCAATCCACCGTCACGGGAATGACCGTTGAGAGCCTCCAGGCCTATAACTATGCAGCGGATCTAGTCGACGTATCCATGGAGACTCTGACCGGATCCATGGCCAAACAAATCAAGTCCATGTCCTCGGCCCGCAAAGGCACCGGCTCCATCGCCGAAGCCTATGACCAGCTCGGGGTGAAGGTCACGGACTCCAACGGAAAGCTCCGGGATGGCGAGAAGGTCTACTGGGAAGTCATCGACGCTCTGGGTAAAGTCACCAATGAAACTGAACGCGATGCCATCGCAATGCAGATCCTGGGGAAAAGCGCTCAGGACTTAAATCCTCTCATTGCTCAAGGTAGTGAAGGGATGGCTGCCCTGACTGATGAGGCCCATAAAATGGGTGCGGTCCTCTCTGAGGAAAGCATCAGTAAGCTCGGTGCCTTCGATGATTCAGTGCAGCGAC